GTGCGTGATGCTTTTTATTCAGGCGCAAACAATGATGTGATTTTTCAAGTAATCGCAGGAACTCCTGCGGGATCTCCTGTTGCTCCTGCACTTCCTGCCAATTCAATTTCACTTGCAACTGTTGCAGTAGGTGCGGCTGTTACTCAAATCAATACAGGTAACATTACAGATACACGCGTGAATGTAACAACTAACATTCCTGAAACTGGTGACATTTCTAGCGTCACAGCGGGCGCAGGTTTAACAGGAGGCGGTTCAAGTGGCGCTGTAACTTTAGCGGCAAGCGTTGCGACAAATCCACAAACAGGAACTACTTACACTTTGGCTTTAGCAGATAATGGAAAACTTGTAACGCTTGCTAACGCTTCACCTGTTGCAGTCACTATTCCTCTTAACAGTTCTGTTGCGCTACCAGTAGGTGCTGTTATTATGATGGCGGCTTATGATGCAGGGGCAGTAACAATTTCAGGAGCAGGAGGTGTCACCGTGGTTTCAGGCGGTGCAACAGCGGCAAGCCCTGTAATACGCGCTCAGTATTCATCTGTTGGGTGTATTCAAACTTCTGCAAACAATTGGTTAGTCGTTGGAGATCTTATCTAATGTCAATTATTTCTGTTATGTCATCATCAGGGCCAGTAAAACCTGACGCGCCTACAATAGGAACTGCAACTGGCGGAGATGCAAGCGCGTCTGTTACTTTTACTGCTCCTACTTTTACAGGGCGTAGGGCTATTACTTCTTATACAGTCACATCATCACCTGGATCAGTTACAGGAACAGGTGCATCATCACCTGTAACCGTTTCAGGACTTACAAATGGAACTGCTTATACATTTACAGTTACAGCAACTAACGCGGCAAGTTTAACATCTGTTGCTTCAGCGGCTTCTAACTCGGTAACTCCTTCCCTTCCTAAACCAGTTGTTACAGGTGGAACTCTTACATCAGATGCAACTTATTATTATCGTACATTTACTAGCAATGGAACTTTAACAGTTACAACAGCCACTCTAGTTGCGGATCAACTTATTGTTTCAGGAGGTGGCGCTGGTGGTGGAGGCGGTGTTTTTTGTGGCGGAGCAACAGAAAATAGAGGTGGCGGAGGCGGCGCTGGTGGTTTGTTATACACATCAAGCCGCAGTATTTCTCCACAATCTTTAACAGTAACTATTGGCGGCGGCGGTGCTGGCGGTGGGTCTTTAGCCACGCGTCCTGGTAATCCAAGTTCTGTTACTGGTTCTACAAGCCCTAATGGTGGAGGTTACGGAACAGATTTGAATGGCGGCGGTGCAGGGCCTTACGGTTCAGGTGGCGGCGGCAATAGATTTTTTTCATGCGGTTTTAATAGTCTCAACGGTAGCAGTGGAACTGTTGGACAAGGAAATAACGGTGGAGCGGCCGCAGCCGTCTCTGCAGTTTTAGGTTCAGGCGGCGGTGGTGCTGGTGCAGTTGGTGGTGTTGCAACTGGTGGAGTAACTGGTGGAGTTGGCGGCGCTGGTGCATCTTATTTCGGTTCAACTTATGCTGGCGGCGGTGGTGGCTCAGGCGTAAATAGTGGCACAGGCGGTTCAGGTGGTGGTGGTCAAGGTGCATCAGGTTCAAACGCGGGAAATGCGGGAACTGCAAATACTGGAGGCGGTGGTGGTGGTTCAGGCAATAGAAACCCTCCGCAAATTGGCGCTAGTGGCGGTTCAGGTGTTGTAATTTTTAGATACACAAGAAGTCAGGTGGATTAATGGCGCATTGGGCAGAGATTGATGAAAACAACATTGTTGTTCGCGTTCTTGTGGGGTCTAATGATGACCCTGATGAGGGTTACGCTTGGTTAATTGAAAATTTAGGTGGAACTTGGATCAAGACTTCTTACAACACACAAGGCGGAATTCACGCTGTAGGAGGTACTCCTTTGCGTAAAAATTATGCTGGAATTGGTTTTACTTATGATGAACAGCGTGATGCGTTTATACCGCCTAAACCTGAACAAACACAAACATTAACAGGTAAACCTATTGTTTGGGAATTAGATGAAAATACTTGCACTTGGTTGCGAAAGGTTATACAGTCGTAATCTAAAGAAAGAAGGCAAACCAATGAACAAGATTATTTTTACAGACATTCACAATCCTGATGGCGTATTAGAAAAACCAAAACCTGCAAAAGATTACATACCTGAATGGTACAAAAAAGCAAAACCGCATAATAATTTTGAAAATAAAGCAATACCATCTTTAGATGGTACACCTGTTTCAACTATAAAAAAATGTATGCCTGTATTTGACATGATGACTGCTGGTTACATTATAGAAACTCCTTATGACATTTATGTAAGAAGAACAGAAGGAAAGCCACCTTATTTTCAATGGGGCAATAATGAGGCAATTGTTTTTCAAGCAATGGAGCAATTTCAAAATCACCCTTACTCACGCGGTATAAATTACGCTGTACGAATAAACATTCCGTGGAGTATAAAAACTCCTAAAGGTTGGTCAATTATGGTAATAGAGCCACAACATCATGAACCTAGCCCAATTGAATGTGCTAGTGGAATTGTAGATACTGATGATTTTTCTATACCTTTTAACATGTTTCTTAAATTACGAGATCCTAATTTTGAAGGCTTGATCCCTGCGGGTACGCCATTTGTTCAAATTATTCCTTTTAAGCGTGAAAAATGGATTTCTAAATTAGGTGGAGAAAAAGAACGCATTAAATACAATTCAGACATTCGTAAATTTAGTAGAGTATTGTTTGATCGGTATAAAAAATTTTGGTGGGTAAGAAAAGAGTATGAGTAATGGCAACAACTTACCGTTACCTTTTTGTTGATCTTTTAAGTAATACCATCATTGCAGAACTTCCTTTAACTGGTGTGGGCTTTACTCAGCAACTTAATCAACCTGGAACATTTCAAGGACACTTGCTTTTGTCGGGCGTAAACGCAGACAAATACAATGTTGAACTTTCAACTATTCCTGCTTTTTGCGGTCTGTATGTAGATCGTGATGGCATTTTGGTATGGGGCGGAGTTATTTGGGGGCGCTCATACAACAGCACCTCACAGACTCTTTCCTTTAACGCGCAGGAATGGATCTCGTACTTTGATCACAGGCGCATTACGCAGGACATTCAGTTCACAAACACAGATCAATTACTTATAGCCAAAACCCTTATTGAAAATGCGCAGACTGCCACCTATGGTGACATTGGCGTTGGCTATAACAGCGCAGGGCAAACCTCATCAGGGGTGTTAATTGACCGTGTTTATTACAATTATGAATTAAAAAATGTTTTTCAAGCAGTACAAGATCTTAGCCGTCAGGGTGATGGCTTTGATTTCTCAATTGATGTTGAGTATGACGCAATTACAGATTTGCCTGTTAAAAACTTTAACACTTACTTCCCGCGTAGTGGCACTGCCTATACTTTTGGTGATCCAAATGTGCCTGTATTTACTTTTCCTGCTGGCAACATGGTGGAGTATGAATACCCTGAAGATGGTTCAGTTGTAGCCAATACCGTTTACGCGTTAGGCGCAGGCTCTAATGAAGGCAAACAAATTGCAACGGGGCAGGACACTACAAAACTTTTGGCAGGTTGGGCATTATTAGAAACCACATCTAATTATTCTGACATTACAGATGTTACCGTTTTGCAAGAATTGGCTAACGCGCAATCTTTGGCTACCTCTTATCCGCCAACAGTCTTAAAAATTGTTGTTCCCGCCTATGTTGATCCTGTATTTGGTACTTATGCTTTAGGTGATGACGCTCGTATCATCATTACAGATAGCCGTTTTCCTAATACGCTTGATGAAATTTACCGCATTGTTGGCCTTACGGTTCAGCCAGGTGAAGATGGCCCTGAGCGCGTAACATTAACTCTTGCACAAGGAGCGGGAGAAGCGTAATGCCATACATCAATCAGCCTATTGATTTGCAAAGAATGTTTTACGACATTAACAACCGCCTAAACAAACTAGAAACAGCGGTGCGTTTTACATTTCCTAATGTAACTGTTGATCCTACTTACCCGCGCATTGGTGATGCGTGGCTAAACATTACAACTAACCAAGCAAAGATAGTAGATAGCACTGGCACTGTTCGCGTCATTACCTGGACATAACAGTTATACTTTTTCACCATGAACGCATTAGATTGGGCGGCTTTGGCCGTCAGTATCATCACCATTTTAGGCGGGTTTACAGCCGCGGTACGGTGGTTAGTCAAGCATTATTTGGCTGAGTTAAAACCTAATGGCGGCACATCATTACGAGATGAACAAAACCGACAGGGTGAGACAATCAAGCGTTTGGAGAGCCGCGTTGATGAAATTTATAGCCTTCTTCTTAATCGCCGCTAGTCTTAGCGGGTGTGGCTATCAAGGCTACACGCGCTACCCTTGTCAGGAATTTGTAAACTGGGAAAAGGCAGAATGTAATCCTCCGCAATGTGAAGCGCTAGGACAATGTACAAAGGATTTATTACCTGATGTGGAAAATCAAAATGGCTAGACGCAAATACACACCTGAAGAATTACATGCGCGGTTAATTGTCACCATAGGAATTTTGTTAGCGTTGGTGTTTGCTGGTTCAGTCTTTGCTATGTTGTATGCGCTGGTGTTTGTAACGCAACCTATGGCACAAGCGCCTAATGATGCCGCTTTTATTGATCTTGTTTCCACCCTATGCGTATTCCTTACAGGAACGCTATCAGGCATTTTATCTGCTAATGGACTAAAATCTAAACCAAAGCCACAGGAAGGAAAAGAAGATGAGCCTAAATAAAGTTATAGAACTTTGTAATGCATCAGTTGGTTATACAGAAGGCGCAAACAATGAAACCACATTTGGTAAATGGTTTGGCTTAAACAATCAACCCTGGTGTGCAATGTCTGCATCAAAGATGTATTTTGATGCTGGAATTATTGCATCAGTTGCCAACACAAAAAAGGGGTTTGCCTCTTGTGATGCCTGGTTAAAGTACCTAACAAAGAACAATCAACTTGTGCCTATTGGTCAGGCTAAGCGCGGGGATCTTGTATTTTTCCAATTTGATGAAGATGCCCAACCTGATCATGTGGGCATTGTTAAGTTCCACCATACAACGCTCAAGTACCTACAAGTATTTGAGGGCAATACCTCAAGCGGTAAATCAGGAAGTCAATCAAATGGTGATGGCTTTTACCTCAAGAGGCGTGACTACAAAACAATCATGGCGGTAGCCCGCCCAAAGGAGTAACAATGGAACAGAAGCACCTAGACATGCTGAAATCAGCAATCCGCCACTTTGCAATTACGGCTGTTGCGCTTTATGCCGCAGGAGTAACTGACATTAAGGCACTTGCATTTGCAACCGCAGCGGCAGTTGTTGGCCCTGCTATCCGTGGCATTGATAAGAAAGATCCTGCATACGGCTTGGTTGCAGATGTAGTAACCGCAGAGATTGACAAGTTAGCAAAGGCAAGCAAGAAGAAGTCCGCGCCTAAGAAGAAAACGAGTTAAGTAAACTGCCCCGCTAACGCGGGGCTTTTTACTTTGAGGTACGCTTGTCGTAGGAGGTAAGGCAATGGCATTAGAAAAAGCGTTTGACGAAATTATTAGCAAGAGGGTAGCGGGTCGTTTATTGGGCAATCAATGCGCCTATAAATCATTGTATGACTCACTTAATAAAGCGGATCAAAAGACACTAGATGAAGCATGGGAGAAAAATTACCCTGTAAATTTGATTGTCCAGGCTTTGAGATCTGAAGGTCATAAATGCAGTTCAGACACAATTAGAGTTCACAGGAATGGTTCTTGCAGGTGTACAAAAGAGTAGAGGAAGTTCTTGATGATCGCCAAAATGAATACGGGAGCGCTCGCAAGAACTTCACAGCCATAGGCCGCATGTGGGGTGCGCTTTTGGACATAGAGGACATTGACCCTGCCATTGTTGCGTTGATGTTTGATGCGGCAAAGTCAGTGCGGATTACAGCCAACTTAGAGCATGAAGATAGTTGGATAGACAAAGAAGGCTACACACACCACGGCAAGGAGATTGTGTTTACAAATGAGCCTTGAAAAAAGATTACAAGACATGCCTGAAGGCATTGAGTCGCAAGATGTAAAAGAACTACGCCAAGTAATTTTGCGATTACAAAAACAGTTAAAGCAATCTAAAGAGCGTAGTGAAGATTTAGTAGAAGCAACTCACCGTGGTGCTTATGATGCAATGATTTCATTGGGTGCAATTCCACCTGTTTCTGCGCCACAAAAAGACACACGCAAAATTAGTCCTGAAGTGGCTTTGATCCACACAACAGATTGGCAAGGCGCAAAAGTTACAACCAGTTACAACACTGAAATTATGCGTGAACGCGTGATGCAATTTTCTGAGAAAGTAGTACATCTAACTGATTTGCAACGCCATCATCACCCTGTAAAAGAGTGTGTGGTGATGTTTGGCGGTGACATGGTTGAAGGTTTGTTTAATTATCCTGCACAGTTATGGCAGATAGACGCATCATTGTTTGGCCAGTTCACAAATGTTTCAAGGCTTTGTGTGGACTTTGTGCGCGAGATGTTAGCCAATTTTGAAAAGGTAACAGTAATTGCAGAGTGGGGAAATC